GGACCTGGCCGGCACGTACCCGGATCCGTCCGTGGCAGCGATCGACGGAGTGGTGCTGTCGGGTACGCCCAACGTGGGCGACGTGCTCACCGCCACCGGGGCCGCAGCCGCGGCGTGGGCAGCCCCGGAGTCCGTCACGCCGGAGTGGGTGTTCGACATCACCGACCCCGCCTACGGCGCCGTGGGGGATGCGCAGGTGGTCGGGGACGGGGTGATGAGCAACGGATCGGCTGTGCTCACCAGCGCCACCGCGAACTTCCCCGTCGGGATCGTGGGCAAGGCCATCTCGGTGAAGGGTGCCGGGGTCAACGGGGTCACCACCGCATCCGGCACCGTGCTGGTCCGCACCAGCTCCACCCAGCTCACGCTGTCCTTCAGCAACGCCTCGGGCGGGGCGCTGGCCAACGCGGTGGTGGTCTGGGGTACGGACAACCAGGCCGCGATCCAGGCCGCGACCGACGCGGCAGAGGCGTACCTGCTCACGCACACCTATGCGCAGGTCTACATACCCCCGCAGCCCTTCATCGTGGCCGGAGCCCTGAACACGTCCAAGAGCGGGAACGGCCAGGTCGTCTTCGGCCCGCAGCCCACGACCGGCGTGAAGCGGATCCTTGAGTTCCGGGGCGAGAGCGACGGGGCCGCGGCCGTCCGCCACTGGCAGCAGACCGTCCCCCAGTTCGCCGGGTCCTGCCTGATCTCCTTCGGCGTGTACGCGTCCACCGCGGCCCAAATCACCAGCATCAACGCGGCTGGCAACCCCGGCGTGATCTGCGGCCCCAACGAGGGCAGCGGGTACGGCGTCGGAGCGGTGTACAGCAACACCCAGGCGGTGCTGAAGAACCTGGCCATCCTCACCGCCCACAGCGCCTTCGGGCTCACGTACGGCGCCTTCAACTTCTACGGCTGCGCCAACGCGCACGTGGCGAATGTGGGGTACGGCACGGCCGGGACCGTGGCCAGCCCGAGCACCGATTACAGCTCCCCCGGCGTGTTCGGAACCGGTCTCAGTTTCGGTGCGCTGATGCCGGCGCCGGGCAACAATGATCACTGCATAGCGGAGAATGTGAGCTGCGGGGGCGGGTACACGTACGCGCTGGCCTTCACCGAGCACGGGGTCATGCTCCGGCTGATGATCCTGTACTGCTGGGCGGCGCTGTGCCCGGTCGGTACGTACTTCGGGTCCGTGGGGTCCGTGCACGCCATGGAAGTGGTCTCGGCGTCGATCGAGGCGTGCGTTCACGAGCTGTACATCATCGGTCCCGGATCCTCCGGCGTGGGCCCCACGATCTACGCCAACATCTCCACCGAGTCCAGCACCCCGAACATCGACGGCAACAGCGCCAACGCGGTGAAGTTCGCCCTGGGCCTGGTCCGGCTGACCGGACTGTTCACCGAGTCCGGGGTCAGCACGTCGGGGCCCTGCGGGGTCGAGCTGGTCAACGGGGCGGTACCCAAGGCCATCAGGCGTCTGACCGCCAACTTCACCGCGCGCCCCATCGACCGCGCCCTGATCTGCGACACGGACGCCGTGGGCGCCTTCACCGCCACGCTGCCCGCAGCCGGGGCCGACTTCAACCCGGTGACGTACGTCTTCCACAACACGGGGTCCGACGTGCTGACCGTGGCGACCGGATCCGCGCAGACCATCACGGCCATGGCGCTGCCCGGCGCCACCAGCGTGGTAGTCGCCTCGGGTGCGATACTGCGGCTGTCGGCCCTGTTCGACGGCTCCGCCTGGGGCTGGTTCGCCGTATGACCCCGGAGGTGACCACGTGGCCCGTGCCCGCTGCCCCGCGACCGACACGCTGATCGTGAACGGGGAGCCCCGGGAACTGCGGTGCGTCCACTGGGGCGAAGAGGGGGCCCACATCGGGGACCACCTGGTCCACACCCAGGCGATCGTGGACGATCACACCTGGCCCAACGACAGTCCCTCCGACGCCTGACCGGGAAGGTACCTGATGCCCGTCATCAACCCGGTGACCGCCACCGGCAGCAACAGCGGAGCCGATTTCGGTCCCTGCGCCACGTGGCCCGTCGAATGGCTGTGCGAGGTCACGGCGGAGACGGCTCCGCTGACCGGGGCCGCTGTGGCGACCGCGACCGAGGTGCTGTGGGCACTGACCGGCATGCGGTTCGGGCTGTGCACCGTGACGCTGCGCCCGTGCCGTCAGGACTGCTACAGCGGACGCATGTACGACGATTTCGGGCCATCGTGGTTCGCCAACTCCTGGCCCACCCCGGCGCTGATCGGGGGGCTGTGGTTCAACCTGGTGTGCGGGGGCTGCTCCGGGTCCTGCTCGTGCAGCATGGTGAGCGAGTTCATCCTCCCCGCCCCGGTGAACGAGATCATCGAGATCAAGATCGACGGCGAACCGATGGTGACAGGCGGGTACCGCCTGGACAACAACCGGATCGTGGTCCGCACCGACGGCGGGGTCTGGCCCCGCTGCAACGACCTGTCCAAGGACGACACCGAGGCGGACACCTGGTCCGTCACGGCCACGTACGGCGAGGCGGTCCCCGAGGGCGCAGCGTTCGCCATGGGCGCGCTGGTCTGCGAGATCCTGCGGGCTGCGACCGGGGGCGACTGCAAGCTGCCGGCGGGACTCCAGCAACTGGTCCGCCAGGGCGTGACGATCCAGTATCCGGACGTGGGGGAGCTGTTCCGACAGGGCCGCACAGGGCTGTACCTGGTGGACATGTTCCTGGCCACCTGGAACCCGTACGGGATCCGTCAGAAGGCCCGGATCGTGAGCCCCGACCGGCCACCGGTCAGGCGGCCCACCTGATGCCGCTCATCACCGGACCGCTGAAGTGGTACACCGTGGCGGAGACCGTCCGTCTGGCGATCGATGCCGAGATCGCGGCGAACCCTCCGGACCGGTCCAGCGTCGTGCCCGGGGCGATCGCCTGGGACGCCTGCGACTGCGGGCTGCTGGCCCTGTCCGTGGCCCGCATCTACCTCTCCGACGCCTTCCCGCAGCCGCTCACGGCCCGCGTCGGAGCCTGTGACGCGGCGTGGGAGGTCGCAGAGGTCGTGGTGCAGCTCATCCGCTGCGCCCCCAACCCGGATGACCAGACGCTGGTCCCGACGATTGCCGACCTGGACGCATCGGCCCAGGAGATCCTGACCGATGCCTACGGGCTGCTGAAGGCGGTCTCGGCCAAGCTGTGCGAGATGAAGGCGGACCGGGAGATCATCGACTTCTTTCTCAACCCGCTCACCGCGCAGGGTCCGACCGGCGGATGCGTCGGTAACGAGCTGCGGTTCCTGGTCGGTCTGCCGAGGAACTGACATGTCCTTCAACGTGTCCACCTCGTTCCGGCTCGAACAGAGCCGTGTAGCGCGTCTCCTACGGCTTCCCGGGGGTGCGGTGGACCGGAGTCTCAGGCGCCGCGTGGAACGCGTGCAGACGGCCGCACAGCGCCTCGCACCGGGGTCCATGGGCAACGGCATCCGTACGTCCCTGCGCTACACCCACGACGGGCCGGTGGGAACGATCACGTCCACCCACCCCGCGACCATCTACGTGGTGAACGGGACCCGGCCCCACATCATCCGGCCGAAGCGCACCGGGGGCGTCCTGCGGTTCGAGATCGGGGGCCGGGTCGTGTACGCGCGGTACGTCTCGCACCCCGGCACGCGTCCGAACAACTTCCTCATCGAGGCCCTGCGCGCCGCACTCTGATCCGGTGAGCGACCCAGCACGTCCCGACCCAGACGACTCCCACACCGAGGCCGATTCCCGGCCAGACGCCCAGCAGGACCCCTACCACGGCCCGCACCCCGGCTCGGTGCAGTGGCCCGGGAGGTTGTGCCAGACACGGACGAAGCGGTCCGCCTGGCCTTCATGGGCGGACTCACGCGCCGGGTTCCAGCCCTTAAGCAGGCACAGGGTCCAGCGCAGTCCGCTGATCTGGCCGGTCAGGTTGTCCCGGACCACGTAGCCGGCGTCGGACAGGTCCCCCAGGATGCGGTCCCGGGCATGCATGGCCCAGACCACCTGTTCCGCGATCCGGTCGGTGAGTTCGGCCGCTGTGAGGGCCGTGGGTTTCGTCATCGTTCCTCCGTCGGGTCGGGTTCATTTAAGTAAACCACGGATCTGGCCCGGAAACCAGTAACGGAGCGTAACGGAGGGCCGGGCCCGCACCGACCTGCGGGAGTGTTTTCAGAGTGAGGAGTGTGGGGAACGGCCCTTCTAGGCCATGCCTCTGTGACTGAGCATTCTAAATGATCTTAAAATCCTTGATCAACTTCTCTTCACTCACAAACGCATGGCCTAGAAGGGAGAAAGTC